CACGGGAGTTGATATGCCTGAAGTGAAGCTAGATCTTCCTAGGAAAACTAGTCCTGGAGCCATGCTATATCGGCGGATCGAGATATTCCCGGGCGTGTTCAATAAGCGAGAAGGCGAGGAAGCTCGTCGCTTTGACGAATTAGTCACGAGAGTTCTCGTAGAATGTCATCACGCGATGAAGGACTACACGACTCCCAAGGATGCTGAGTATGTATCCTTTAAAGAGCCCTATAGTGGAGACTTGAGCAGGTTGTCGTGTAGAGCTGGAAGTTACTTTACGCCATGCGGCGTTCAACCGAAGCCAACTCTAGAATACCTAGAGTCCACATCTCCAGATCGATTCCAATATAACTTATTGGCTCGATTAGTATCTTGGGCTTCGGCGGTGCGGGAACCTTGTTCGATTGAGTTGAACAACGTGTCGACCTATGGGTTCCCATCATGGACTAGGGATTCTCAGATCAAACGTAAATTATTTGATCTCACGCTCCGTAATCCGGAGGGGTTAATAAAAGCCTGGGAGCGTAAGGATCTCGTCGCAATGTATGAAAACTTTGCGATAGTACACGCTTACCATCAAACGTATCGCATTCAGCCAGATACTTCAGAGATTGAAGTGCTCGCTAAGACGTTCAGACGCATAAAGTCAAAGGAACGTAAGGTAGAAACGTTTGAAGGTGAGCAAGTAGTAGCTAATAAGCGTCTAGATTATAGCATTCTAGAAGCGGAGAGAGTAAGATTAGCTACAGCGCTGGGCGGCGGCGCGAACCAAGTGCCGCGAATGGTAGAGCGATTAATTTCGAACTATCAAGACAGAGGAGAATCGGTTTTTAAACATCGAGGCGGACCTCACGTAGTGACGAAACTACGGGGTTGTGTTGACGCGATAGCCGTTGACTTCTCGAGCTTTGATCAGTCTATTCAAAGATGGGCAATAGATTGCATCATTGAAAATATGGGCCTGACTCCCTTCGCAGCGTCCATGTGTAGGATGTCTCTATACGGCGCCATATGCGTGTTTGGAGACTCCGTCAAAACGAAAGGCGAGCGGGAGATGAGGGGTAATCCTTTCTCTTGGAAAGAATTGCATTCTCACCCAAAGATAGCGGGACTGCCATCTGGTCATGGGTGGGTGTCCTTCATCGGAAAGATGGTCGGTTTCCACCAAGTCATCATGGCTTTAATCGAGGCCGGGTTGTTGCCTAAAGACGAGCGCGCGATATACTTCCACGTCGGCGCTATCCTGCTTGGAGAGCACCCGGATCTTGTCGTACTGAACCAAGGGGATGACAACCTGGTCGGGTTCGCGTCAAGGGAGAAAGCTTCAGTCTTTAGCAAATGGCTGAAGGAGAAAGCTAGCGATTCCAAAGCCTTGATGGTTAAAATGAGTATTGAGAAACCGGTCATGTTTCTAGGAACCTACTATTTTCCGAGGGACAACGGAGAATGGGATTATATGCCTCGAATCGAATCACTCTTGGTGAACGCGTTCGTTCCCGAGAGGTCGATAGGAGGGCGCTTCCGCCCTATGTGGGGCATAGGAGCGAAAACTGAGAGAGACGTGTATGGGCGGAATCCTATGTACGATCTAATAGCTCCCATTCGCACTAGAATATACCGCGAGGTATATCGCTTAGATTACGAATCCATCGTGAACGCGGCATATTCCGCTGCCATACGCAAACTAGATGTTCCTAATCTAGGCTTTACGGATCTCAATGAAGATGAGCGTGCTTTCATCGAGAACCCCGATCGCCGTTTCTACGGTAGGGTGGATGAAACTAACATCAGGCCAGAAATTCTCAACTGGCTACTCCAAATGCTCCCGGCGGAAGCATGGGCGCATATGGAGCCATATCTGTACGATACATCCGCCACTCATTATGAATTTCCTTCGTTGGAGGAGATTCACGCTTTCTTTAATATGTAAAGGAGTACCTATGATCAATGTCGAGCAAGACGACCAACAACAGCAGCAACAACAAGAGCCACACGCGAGTATGGATACCGCCGCTACTTTCGTGACTGATGTTGAGACTGCATCGGATGTCCAGCATCAAGAGCAATCGTCACGTGTTGATCCGGAGAGCGACATAGAATCCGGGATGATTGGAGGCAAGCGATCGAGGACGACTGGGTTCTATGACGCCAATGACATCATAGGTCATGTGCGGAGACGGGATGAATTGTGGGACCCCATCACTATGGGTGTTATTGCCGCTGCACCCGAGTGGGCTGCGAGAGAACTGAGCGGTAAAACCGTTCTAGTAAGCGCGCCTCCTTCCTCTTCAGGAAATGATCAGGGAGCATCAAAAAGCGGAGGGCAGGTTGTTAGACAGCATGTTAGCGCGTTCATCGCTACAGCTCTAAGCTATTTAGCTGCCGAATTTAACACGATCGTTGGAGAAATGGGACGGCTAGCTGTAAACGGAAGCGTTGAAGACGCCAAACGATTCGGCGATCTATTTGGACCTCTGTCGACAGCTGATTTTCAACCAGGGGATTTCGCTCCTTTTGCGACGATGATGCGAAGACCAGGTGCGTACTGCGTGTTCTCCCAGGCGGGTCATGGGAAAAGTACCTTTGCATCAGCCGCTGCCACGTACGCCAATCAATACGGCATTCCCTTCAGTTACTTGCTACTGTCGGAGCCAGAACCTTACCGATGTATCGTGACGCCTAACGACAAGGATAAAGTGCGTTTCGAACCGTCGCGACCACTTACTCTGCGGAACCTACTGTCTAGAATCTCGTCCGCCAAAAAGGGACCAATACGAGGCGTCTCACGTCGTATTGATGATCCGGATTTTAGAACTGATGCAAAAGGACAGCAATCTCTGCTTTACATAAATCCAGATAAGCCTGTACGGCGATTTATAGTTATCGACTCAATTAAAGACTTCATTACTATGCCAGGGTTCGCTTCGTCGTTGGGATCCGGTGGTTTCCCGTTACAGCTGTTACGCGTGATTTCCATGTGGAATTCAATCTGCCAGATGTCGGGATTCTCGCTTTTGGTGGTCGCCAATCCTGTGACACTGAAAGCTGAATACGCTTCGTCATACGCGATGGGCTTGAAAGGCGCGTCTTCCGGTCTTTTTGTGCTCGATGGGGTGACGTCCGACGGCGAGCTCTATGGCCCTGCGGGTCATTGCACCCTACGCGGCTTGAACGCTCGTCGTGAAGTGCGATTCGAGATGAGGGGCGAATTGCTTAGGCCAGAGGGGGCGCAAGTCGACGCTTCGGTGTTCGCGGCATACATGCCCAGGTGGGATGCTACCATAGTGACATCGGATGATGTACAGTCATCCACGGCAGATTACACCCCGTTTGGAGGTTTGCCATGAGTAAGCAAGGCAAAAATCGTGATCGAAGCCAAGTGAGTTTGGCACCGGTAGAAAGCAAAGATAAAGCTGTTCGGGGCTTTTCGTTGCGTTCAGCTATGATAATGCTCGATTCTAACTTCAACGATCTCACTCGAGGTCCCCTTGCGATTGATTCAGATGAGTCTAGCGCAAAAAGGGATCCAGATCGTATCTTTGATTTCAACCAGAACGATCCGCTGAACGTGCTGCAACATCTGAACGAGATAGCTTCTACTGCCAGTGCCGGGCGAACTATCAATGGAGCAAAAGCCGAAGCCGCACTCGAATCGTGGGCGCAGTATGCAAACGCGATTTACGGCGTGACAGGTGTTAGCATGTCTGATGACGAGATCGATTCGATGCGTTCCACCGTGAGAGGGGAGCTTATGCGCGTACAAATTGAAAGCACCTCTCCAGATAAGCGACACGTGCTGTCGATCGAAGAGATCTCGCCTCTACTGAACTTTGCGACGGACTTACCGGAGAGCCAGATTTCACATATTTTCGAGCCAGAGGATCGAGTTGAAGTTCGCTCTGCGGAGTCTAAAGACCACCGCAAGGAACGTTATAACCTACGTAGAGATCCGAGAGAGGTAGACGATGATCACGACGATACCTAGCGAAGATTCTATTTTCAAGCGCTCATCGAGCTCGCTAGCTCGCGTCTTGATCAAAGTTAAATCTGGCTTTGATTATGACGTCGCCTTACGGGCCGCCACTTGCGCTATGAGGCAATTGGGGGTCAGAAGTTACGAGAGGCTTCCTAAGTCTTTAGAATGGATGAGAGAGCTACGCTTCGTTCGGCGATGGCGAATAAGCGACTCGGAGCTTTTGAGCCTAGCCTTAATAGCCATGGGTCACGTATACCTATGCGAAAGTAAGGGTTGTGACCCCGCGTGCAAGGAGGAAGAACAGATCTGGGAGAGGAAAGGTGAGTCCCTTCGCAAACTGTACAAACACGCAGACTGGTTTCAGATCACAGCTGACGTAGTGCCCACTAAGTCGGGTGGTCCGATGCATGCGGTATATACTTCATTCGCGGATATACTCCATAAAGTTCCGGGCGTCAAATTTGCTGACGATTTTGCGCCCTCTTATGGATGTGATAAAATTCCATACGATCACGGCGTATGGGCAGAAATCATGGTGCGCATCATGAAGACTGCCTCTCGTCGCTTTGATCTAGTTCACGACGCGGTGCTAGCGGCGGTGGACAGGAAAGGAAGTATCTCCCCGCGTCCTAATTCAGATTGGAAGAACGTTATATGCTATGGGTGGATTGTGGCGGTAAACGTCGAGGTATACCGTCCGTATCTCACTTCCTTTGTAGTACATCAGTTCTTATCTGTTAGTACTGAGTATCTTAGGCGAGGAGAACCGCGAATTTTACGGCCCACGCTGGCTTATATGAGTTCGCTAGCTAGCACCCACGATGAGTTGAGGGAAGCTTTACGTGTGACGGCTGAACTGGATCCGGCTGTTAAGCATATCACCGACTCATTAGTAGATCTCGACGTAGCGAGGAACGAGTACATCAATATCGTGAACAAGCGCTTACGTGGAGATTATGATATTAACGGTCAAGTGGAGAACGCAACATGACGGCTAATAATTATGGAAACGAAAGTAACGTCAGTCAACAAGTAGGTGCAGACAAAACTTCCACCTCTGTGCTAGATCAAATCGACAGCGTAGTCCAAGCTTCGATGATCCTTCCGACCACTTCGCGTACCATAATCACGAGCGCGATGGGCGTGGGCGTCCGTACGATAATCGTAGGGATGGAAAAGGAAGGGGATCTAAAGGCATTCATCTCAGCTTACCTTAGGTCTCAGTCGGGTGTGAGGCTTCCAGAGGCCTTAACCCAATCAGACGTTGAAAACGTGCTGATCGATGTATACGCGGCTCAAAATCGCGAGAAGCGGTTTAGCTCCATGGCGATGCAAGAAATCGAGTTCGCTGATGTCGTTGGCGCCATTAGACGAGTGCGTTCACACATGAGCACAGAAAGCGCTCATTATCACGCTTATATGTTGCTCTACTTCATGAAGTCAGCTGGTTTGTGTATAGTAGCGAGGCTACCTGTAATTCCGCTTCTTAAAACGGGAATGCTTCCGTCATTCGGAGAATTTATGAACGACGTGAAGGCTTCCCTGATTTGCGCAGCTGTCGCGTCAAAACTACAAGAGAAGCTGGCGATCTACAAACAGGAGCTTAAGACTATTGGGAATCGATACGTGTCGTCTAGCGCTTTCCATTCTCTAAGTATGCCTGCTAGACTATACTCATCAGCGCTGCAAGAGGCGTATAAGATCATAGCTAGCGAGCTTAGCGTAATTTCCTGCGCTAAAAACGCCTTAGGCTGTGCTTTGCAGTATGTTCAAGATCCTACTGTGCAATGGTCGGCCGTGGCTGAGCAAGACCTTCAATACCTGGCTAGCAATTTCACTTTTCTCACCTACGCCTTGAGAAGTCCTGCAGTTCTGCCCACAAGCGCGTTGAGTCATCAAGCTGATGCGTCGAGATTTGCAGCCCTCATCAAGAAGTACTTCTCTTTACGAGAAGGAGGTGTGTCTGCGGAAGGCTGGAAAGAAGGAGAGCGCGAATTCGCTTTGAGACCGCTTACCGACGTGCTCAAGTGGACTACGGTTCGCCACATCCGGCCGGCTGACAGCCAGGCGTCTCCGATATCCTTGATATCTATAGACCTTCCCGAGCCGAAGAAGTTCTATGGCGCTTTCGTTCCCACCCAGGCAGACAATCTGGCTTATCGTGTCGTTGAAGATACGGCGCTGGAGGGCAAGCTGGCGGCTGTGTACAGAAGCTGTGACGCTTTGTTACCTATGGACCAACTCGAGGAGCTGTACGCACAACGATTAACAGAGGGAAATGCGTCGCAAGCCTCGTCGATTCGTGTTACACCGGTCTTCAGCGGAACCATGACTCCCAGAAACGCTATCTGGGTATTGGCTAATGCGGTCGCCACCCACGCCGAGTGTCTCCTACCTTTGGCGGGTGAGGGATCCAAAAGCTCAATTAGACTGTACGGGCGACTAGCTTATCCGCTCCCATCGACGGTGCGCTGGCTTCTGCCACAAAAGGGAGATTGGGTATACGTAGACGTGCCCCCTCATGTAATGGATGATCGCGTAGAAGGGGAGTTGAGAAAGTTCATTTTTGCTTGCGCGGCACCACATCAGGGCACTGGAATACCAATATGCGGCGAGTTGCCTATGTTAGCGTTTACTGGATCGTCTAAGACCGAGAGACACGCGGTGTGGCTCAGCTTTAATGAAATGTTGCGCCCGCGGCCGCCTCGCATTGCTAGCTTCAAACGTCAAGTAGGAGGAGTGGAAGTAGATTTCACTTCTTCGATAGTGGACGATGACGGCGCAATAGGAATGGGCGATCAACAAATCGTTGCGTCTATCACGACGTTAGCTCGTTCACAACGATTGATGGCGGATTTGGACAGGATTCTACGTATCGTGAATGATACGTCAGATCTGGAGCCGATCGCACGCAATTTTGTAGAGCTAGCACAGCGCGTTCACGGGAGGTCGGTATTGGCCGCTGCGACGGCGGCGCAGGTGGACCGCTCTTGGTTCTTAACGCAGCAAGGCAAGGCCGAGCTTCTGGCTGCTGCTGTTGGTAAGGCACTGGCCGAGACTCAGCAATATCACGGTGATGCAGTGGCCGCGCTGTTCAACCATCTTATCGAGCATAAAGCCATTCAAAGGGCGATCATTAAAATGACTAGAAACGTGGAGGTGTAAATGAGCATCCTTCATTGGTTCCACAACGCTCCTGTTTCGTCGACAGGTATCTATGCGGCCGCCATGCAGGGGGATCTACCCTCTGGACATACGGAAGTCAGTTCCTCTGATATGATCCAGCACGGCATTCGCGTGGTCACACACGGAGTCCAAGCAGCAGTCGATAACGGTTCGATCGTCGTACCGGAAGCTGTGTACTGGCCCAGTAGTTTAGACGAGTTCGCTCGTGGCCTTATCGCCAAAGCGTCGACGTGGGCAGCTTGGGCGGCCGGCCTTACTGTCGAAGAACGTAACGCTTATTGTATGGCCAACGCACAACCTGCGGCCTCAATTATTGCGGCTGGATGGATGTCGACTCTGGGCCCTGGGTATGGTGTGTTCGAAGATAGGAGCACCGGAGTGTTTTTCTTCGAGCACGTAGACGTGCTTGATCTTTTGGGTGCGGTGCGAGCTAGGGGTCTTGACTTTAAGATCGCCATGCTGAGCTTGACTGCTGCAGCTACAGAGGTCGAGCTAGACACGTTACGTTTCATCCTACGCGTGCGAGGCGACGTAGCTCCTCAAAGCGACGCTCTGGGAGACCTCATGGACTCTTTCTCTAAGACTTTGCGAGAAGAGTTCAACTCCGAGATCGAGAAGCTAGAAAAACGGGGCAATTGGCGCGGCGCCATGCAGCTGTCGCGCGAGGGAGCTCGTCCAGCGACTAAAAGACGCTATGTCACTTTACCTACAATGGGTGATGGCGTCTTAACAGCCACTAGATGGGATGTTCTGTACCCTTGGGGCAAGCTGTCCGACGTTCGGTGGTTTCACCTTAAGGTCGATGCTGCTGATTTTAGCCGACTAGCATGGGCGTTAGCTCAGGCATACAAGAATGAGGGGGGTGGCGCTGCTCCCGCTGGCGTGTACGTGAAGCGAACGCTGCGGGTCGTATATCCTCAGCTCATTCGCGAGATGCAGCGATTGGGAGACGGTTACGTCGAAATGCGTCAAGGAGAGGTGGGATTCGAGCCGTCTTACGAAGCTCCTGATGTATTCTCTATGATAGAGTTTGGACCGCGTGGTACTAAGTCGGTGACTATAAACGCTGATTTGTTCGACGTTGTGTTAGCTAGTGCTTGCGCTTCGTTAGCGCTGGTGGCTAGACGTCCAGCTAACATTCCAAACTTCCAATCGATAGCTGATAAACTTGTTCCTTCGGCTCTTCGAGCCCTTGTTCAGCAGTATAGCCGTAACAAGGAGACCTTAGCGCTATTCTCTGATGATACGAAGGAGTTTGACGCGATTGCGCGTTGTGTGCTATCTATAGTCAGACTCAATATATCCATGGAAATGGAGGCGATCGACTCAGAGACTCGAGCTTACGTGCAAAGGCTTGATAATCGCTCTCTAGCACGGCAAGTCCTCATGAGAAGACTTGATTTAGTCGCACCGGGTGCGTTTATAGGGGGCAGGGTATGGTAGGCAACAGCGAGCTGCTGGACGCAGCTGACGCCCGACTCGCCCGCTTAGTAATGGCCGCTGGCGAGATCGTGGATCTCTATGTTATTGAAACTTCGAGATCCCTCGATAGACAGCGCGCGTACGTAAGCCGAGGTGTTTCGAAAACATTGAGGTCAGGGCATATCGTGTTGCCTAAAGCGAAGGCAGTTGATCTTGGCCCGATGGACTCGGATCGCGCTATGCGCACTGACCACCCTAGATATGAATTCGCTTTAGGGCGAGTTATAGGCGTAATTGAAGCTTTAACAACCCTACCTGAATTTAAAGACGTTAAAGTCAGGATGGGGTGGGACTTCAACGGTAACAAGAAGTTCGATGACGCGTTCTTTGATGGAGCGCACATTGAAATCGCCGGTTACAAGTTGGAGCCTGATACTCGATGGCCATTTGCGACTTCAAGCAATGTGTCATCGTAAGC